TCATAGTTTCCAGCGCCGCTATCACATGTATCGTAGGCCAAGATTTGTATTTGGTTTTCTCCCGGTATACCAACGGCCAGCAGTAAAGCACTACCTAACTGATCAGAGAATGATTTAAGCATCTTTACGTATTTGCTATTTGGTTGGTCGCCTTTAACCTCAACCCACAGTTTATCTTCTGGTAAATAGAAATCTGGTAAATACCGCTCACCTGTACTTAACTCAAATCCTTCTTTCTCATACTCGTATTTAAACCCAAGAGTATCAAAGAAAACTGCCCAACGTGCTTCAAGTCTACTCCTAAACTTATACCCCCTGTAAAGCGTCTCTATCGGTTTTATGCCTAAGATGGTCATAAAAACACTCCTTTCACGGAATTAAAAACCCAGTAAAATCAATGGTTTGAACCAACTCGATCAAATATTTTTAAATTGTCCTTACGATAAACGTTGATCAAGTTGATCAAGTTGACTCCAGCCCAGTAAAATCAAGGGTTAAGACAACGTGTTCAAGATGATCATGTGATTATCTTGACTACCACATATTGTAAAAATAAATTTACTTTTTTTTGTAAGTCAAGATTTACTATGATCACCTTGAAAACACACTTACAACCCTTGATATATATAGTTTTTTTTAAAGAATTCAAGGTGATCATTTTGTGTAATAAGAGTATGTTTGATTATCTTGATCATGTTGAACTATAATGTATCTTGTTTAAGCTCCCAAACCCACGGCCCGTGCTGTATTCCGGGTTTTTTATAGGTGCTAAAAAGAGGATTTTTCTTCAATTCCCCTCTTGCTCTATGCAAAGTCGGTTTTTTAATTTCTTGCCTTTTGGCCTCTTTTTCTATTTCTGAGAATTCTTTTGGTCCGTCTTCTAAAAATTCGGTTAACCATTCAACTGCATATTCCAAAACAGTATTGCCTTTTTTGTCTTTCGGCGCGTTACATATATCGTCTGCAGTAGTAGAAGATTCACCTGTCCAAGCAAAACCGAAACTAGGATCAAGTATAAAACCTTGTGACGATCCAGCAGGTGCTAGTGAAGATTTAACATGTACCACAGCTCTATTCGTACCATTCTGGTCTTTGCCAACCAGTAACACACTTCTGGCAACGGCGGTAAAGTCAATAGATCCTAAACCTCTGTATGCTGCCTTAGTACCTGTTGACTTAGACAAGTGTCTTAGGCAAACAACTGCACATCCCGTTCTTTCGGCCATACTAACAAGCCCAGTCATGCGCGGCCTCGTCTCATTAGCTTTATGGAAGTCAACATCTGCACCTAAAAAAGCCTGTAAAGGATCTATGATAACAAGTCTGGCACCAGTATTGTTTACTACTGTCTCGAGTTCGTTAATTTGCTTCATGTTCCAAGGCAGTATATCCCCGTTAACATCTTTAACACCTGTAATTGCATGTACCTTACTTACATCAGCCTTTAAACTATCCAGTCTCGGCCTCAGAGTGTCACCTAACCCATCCTCTGCTGTTATATATATAACCGAAACAGGACTTGTCTTTTCCCTCCCGGGTAAGCTATCTCCACTTGTTAGTGCCGCAGTTATGGCTAGACTTATAAAAGTCTTACCTTCACCAGGATCTCCCTCCATCAAGGTTAATTTCCCATAAGGTATGTAAGGATGCCAAAGCCAAGATAAATCCTCAACCTTAACATCTGACAATCTCACAACTACAGCATCACCTGGTAGATCAAAGTCATGTATAAACTCATCTCCAGGTTTATACCTGCAAACACTTTTTATTATTGTTTTTAGCTCATTATCGCTTACAGGAGGTTCGCATCTAGTTTCGTTTGTAACAGTAAGAGCGGCTAGTATTTCATCAAAATTAAGCCCTTTTTGCCGCATACTACCTGCTAAACTTGTTAATTTAGCATTCCGCTGTCCAGCACTGATATTACCGGAGATAATTTCAACATTAGTATTTTTACCGTTACTCGCTGACTCCATCAGGTCTAAAAGCCATTCCGGTGCACTCATGATGCCCACATCACCGGGGCCGTAACCTTTTACCCATTCATATCTTTTGCCGCTCGGGTGTTTACCCGGCGGTAACACTACTTGCCCGCCGATTGTCCTTATATCCATACCAGGATAAAATTCTACGGCGTTTTTTATTTTTCTATCTTCGGGATAACAGAAATAATATTGTTTACCACCCCCACCCGTATTACAAGTAACAGTGGTGGGTAGTTTACCGTGTTTAGTCTGTAAGTCTTCCAGTGATTTTAAACCATCGTTTTTCTTATCTATATCTAAAACTAGAATACCGGATTCCCTGCCAGTAGCTAAGCCAAAATTGCAACCTTTGTATTTATTTGCCCATTTAGTTATTTGTTGCTCATTTGTCGTGGCTATTTTGGTCCAATTCTTAATCAAAGGTATTTTCATATTGAGAGGAATAACACACCAACCAAGACGGGCATAACCTAAAGTTTCTTCTAAAATGCTGCTTAAATACATCACGCCTCCTGCAGCGTCAGTACACTATTCAACATTTTTTCGACCGCCTGCATCGGTATCACTAACTTACGCTTGCTCAGTCTGATAACAGGTATTTGCCCGGTAGCCGCAAGTTTATAAGCTAAACTTCTGCTTATACTCATTTTTTCAGCGAATTCTTTAATACTCATTGTTTCTTTACCTAATTCCATTTCCTTACACCACCTTTTTAGACAAAATAAAAAGGCAAGCGTCCACACTTCGATGACTAAACATCGACCGTGGCTCACTTGCCTACTGTTTCACGTATTAGCGTTATCGTCTTATATGTAACAACGGTCAATTGTTACATATAAGTATTAGGTTGTCCGCTAATTATATTATGTCTGTCAGATAAAGGCAAGCGGTATATTTGGTTTTAATTGCACGGTTTACACCTAATAGCTAAGTTTTACTTTGCTCATCTAGTTTTTTCTATTATCGTTTTAATTCTTCGAATATCTGTATGAATTGTTTTTTGGAATCGCTTTGCGATAATCCGTAAATATCTATATAAACAGGATCCCAATCTACAATTTTACTAACCCAATCATCTGTGTTTGGCATCAGGATAGTTCCTTCTTTACGCAAATAACAATTATCTACATGCTTAATTATTTTGTACTGACTGATAGTAGGCTCGGGTAAACCAAAAGCCTGCCAAATAACTTGCTGTATATGGTCTTCCATTTCTCCGTAACCTTTGAGCAAACTTTTTAAAGGTCTTGGTATGTCACAGCAATAAGCTTCTGCTGCGTCATGTAATAACCCATAAAGGCGCATCTGCTTGTCATAACCACGAATAAGCATCTCAATGGATACCTTTACACTATGCTCAGCAACACTGTAAAACCGGCTACAATGACCATTAAACCGGCACTGCATACTCAATGAATGTGCTATATCCTCTATACAAACATCCTCTGGTCGCGGTTCCAGCGGCCAAAACTGCTTACCAGTATACGTTTCAACATAATCTCCTATACGTTCCGACAGATTAATCACTCTCCTTTACCCAGATACCATTAACCTTTTTCCAAATTATTTGATTACTGCTACCGCGCCACTTTAGACCAATATCTCGCCCATCTATCTCGAATTTCCCATCAATCAGATAGTCAACAGCGCCCAGCAAACCGTTACCTAATAGTTCGCGCATTTTGTAACCACTATAAACTACAATGTCCTTAACCCAATATTTTAGCCGACAAGCTAACATCAATAATTCTTCCGACTGGTCGAATGGTTCGCCACCGCTGAAAGTAACGCCCTGGTGCATAGGTGTTAACCTACTTAAAATGTCTTTCTCAACACTGTATATCGACATCTCATATCCGCCCGACTTGTCCCACGTTGATGGATTGTGACAATCTTTGCAACCGTGCGGGCAACCTTGGACAAATAATACTACCCTTAAACCAGGACCATCTAAGATAGAATCGGATGTTATACCGGATACTCTCAAACGTTTACCACATCCCCATGTAATCTTTTCTAAAACTAACCTTCCCGGCGCATTTAAAAGACGATAGCACCTTATTAGCGTTAGATGATGCGCCCTTAAACTCTTTCCTTTCGATTGCTAAATTGATATCGTAATCCTTAAGCAACCTACCGACAGCTGACGTAGATATTCCGTAGGATTTACCTACCTGCTCACGGGTCAGTTTGTATTTGATAAGTAGTTCTATCAGTTTGTCCTTTGTCAGAGCTTGCCTTGTAATTTCAGCTTTACGCTTGCACATCCTCAAACTAATCACCCCAGCATATCGTCAAGTTCTTTATCTCTCTCAACCACAGCGTTTTCCATGTTGCCAACGCCTTGCCTATAGTAGCTATCTTTCAGCTCTACCATGACGGCTTTTCTAAGCATCAAAACAGCCTTGTAACCGACACTCATAATACCTGCAAAAGGATCAAATATGGTATCTCCCGGGTTACTCCACAGTTGCAGGCACCGTTCAATGATATCAAGCTGTAAAGGGCAAATATGCCTTTCGTCGTTTTCATCTCTTGCGCTTTTCCTCTGCAGTGTATTACTTTGGTTTATGTCGAACCACACAGGACTGGCGTAACGCTGCCATATTTGAATGGACTTTTTAACGTCGTTACCCTGCTGGGTGTAACCAAAGACACCTTCTGGATCATCCCCCGCGTAATGTGTAAATTCTCCCGATATAGCTTCCGGGTTAACCCCTGGTTTCCGCATAACTACAATGTAATCGGCCATCCCCTGGCGACTCATGGCACTATCTTTTACTACAGTTTTGTGGAGCAGGCCCAGCGCCTTTGTCCTTTGCATCTCAGTAACAGGGTTTTTCCAAATAGTAACCTTTGGGTGATATATAAAACCCGCATTTTCAAACATTTTGCGGACAATAGCAGGGAAGTCTCTAAGACCAATAACCCCGTCCCTGCTCTTCATCTTTGGCAAGTCCATACAATGTATAATTACCAACCTGCCAGGCATCATGGAACGGTAAAGCTCACTTATCAAAAATCTAAAATGCTTCATAAACTGGACCTGATTTTTAGAATTGCCTAAATCCCTGATAGAATTTGAATAAGTGTAAAGATTTTCAAACGGCGGGGAGAATATAGAACAATGCAAAGAATCTGTTGGTATCCCCCTTATAACCTCCATGCTGTCACCGTGATAAACAGCATAATCACGGGTGACTGACTGGTTTAAAACATTTATCAAACAGCAATCCCTCCCAACCAATCGGGTAATACCATTGGCACCTGCGGATCATAAACCGCTGTATCTCTTAAAGTGGCTTGAATATTCTCCCGGGTAATCTCTTGTGTTGCAGCAATCATCCCTGACAACATAGCGTTGAATTCTTCTTCCTTGCGCTTCACGTTATCGACTACCGCGCCCTCTGTCGATGCAGTTACGACATACACATTAACTTTCTCCGTCTGCCCGAATCTCCAGCACCGGCGCACCGCTTGGAAATACTGTTCAAAGCTATCGGATAACCCGACAAATATCATGTTATGGCATACTTGGAAATTCATACCGTACCCACAGATTGATGCCTTACTAACCAGTTTTTTAACCTCTCCGGCTGAAAAGTCAGTCATAGTTTTTTCTTTGTATTCCGGTTTATGACTGCCCCTAATCCCCACAGCTCCGTCAATCGACTTCGTGAGCTTGTCCGATTCATCGTTCAAACCGCACCATATTAACCAATGATCATCCGACCAGTTAACTATCTCTGCCGCTGCAGCTACCCTTAAATCAACACTTTCCTTCCGGGCCCGTCTTCTCTCCGTCATAGTCCTTGCTTCATGCCCGTCCATCTCCACAACAACAGGGATGATATTCAATTCCGGAAGTTCGTATTCTGTACCGTCATAGCCAAGGTCTTTCGGGTTCTGCAGCATCACTGCCCAACTAGCAATCCAAGTCCAAAAGCTCTCTTTGACATGGCCCTTTAGTCGCCATTTCGACGTATCCCCACCGTCATGCACGAACCACATAGCCAACATTTCGGCCCTTGTCATTACACCTAAAAATTCAGCGTGATTACATAATTCCATAATATCGTTTGGTGCCGGTGTAGCTGTACAGGCAAGCCTGTAAGGAGTATTTCGGAATGTCTCGATAATCTGAGTTCTTACTTTCCCTGTAAAAGATTTCAGTATTGATGATTCATCTAACACAATACCTTCAAACTTATCAGGATCAAATTTACCCAACATTTCATAATTAGTTATATTGATACCGGCTTTTACATCGTCCTGACACCGGCAGTAATTTACTTTTATACCGAATTTATCACCTTCGCGAACTGTCTGCTGAGCCACTGCCAAAGGTGCAGCTATCAGCACATCCCCGAATGTATAATCACAAACCTTATCCGCCCATTCAAGTTGCATAAAAGTCTTTCCAAGCCCTGTCCCGGCAAATATAGCTGCTCTGCCTTTCTGCAGCGCCCACCTCGCTATATCCGCTTGAAATAATTTAGCAGTTGAATTAATTTCATCGTTACCGATTTTAAATCCGCAGCTCTGTACTGTCGTTTTCTTGCTCTCTAAAAATTCCTGATAATCCAATAAATCACCCCAGCATGTTACTAATTTCTAATTCGTTAATTCTAGCTTTGCTCGCATCAACCCATTCTTGCAATATGTCAATACCTATAAATTTTCTACCCGTATTGATACAAGCTAAGGCAGTCGTACCACTACCTATGCAGTTATCTAAAACAGTATCCCCTTCGTTGGTATACGTTTTTATCAGATACTCAAATAAAGCTACTGGTTTAGTCGTGTCGTGCATCATGTTTCTATCGTTAGGGTAATACAGGATACTTACCGGATATCCTGTGAATTTCTGAGTATAACCTTTTTGCCTGCTTGGTCTAGTACCAACAGCATTGCTGTGCTCACCTGTTCTATTTCTGTATCTCTCTACAGGAGTTAGATCTTGCGGGTAGTATGCCATGTTTCTTTTACTCCCGTTAGCAGTGGCGCCTTTACTGAATACGCATATATCTTCGTGCATCTTAATCGGTGCGTTTTTAGCGTTAAGAAATCCAGCGCCGCAGCTTTTACGCCATACCCAACAATATTTAAACATCTTTATATTGCTCATAATCAGTGCACTGGTAAATGGCTGACTAGCAGTTAATACTATCGCGCCGTCGTCTGTTATGATACGCTCGTACTGTGCCCACAAAGGTACAAAAGGAATGATGGTATCCCAACTACATTCAGTAGTGCCATATGGTAGATCACAAAGGATCATGTTAACTGACTTATTAGGTATTTGAGTCATCACATCCAAGCAGTTACCAAGAATGATACTGTTTAAAAATTCAATCACTCTCCTATCCGAGCATATCGTCAATTTCCGCCTGTACTCTGTCGTGTATCCGTAACAACTGTAAAGCATTGTTCACCGTCCATTCATCAGCAGGCAGGTAAAATCCCGATGAACCATCAAAATCCTTAAAAACATCATGGTAAGGTAAACTTTTAGCTATCTTGGGATAAGCCTTTTGCAAGTCAACAAGACCCCTCGCCCACTTATCCCAAGTGTGATCAGCTATTATAGACGTCCCAAGTTTGTAATAAACTCCCACGAGCCTTCGGCTCACACCAGTGCATGAAAGTATGCAAAACGTAATAATTCCTACTTAGTAATAACCCACACTTTCGAAATAAATATAAGAGTGTATTAATATTTGCCTACGCCGCCGGTTAATCAGTGCTGCTATCATCCGAGCATATCATCGTCAGTTTCTTCAATCCCAACCGGTTCCTGCTTCAGCTTCTTGATACACTCTCGGAAATCCAGCTTTAAAATGTCTTTGCGAATTTCTGCCAAGTAATCAAGTATCTCCCTGGCACCTTTCAAATCCGATGTTCTTAAACCTAAATTAATTAGGTGCTTAAAAATTGTTTCGTCAAATTGAGAGTAGTAACCGGCATTTACCCAGTATTCCTCACCGATGTTCTCTCCTTCAGTCCTGACTTTCCGCTGTTCGATAATATAATTTAAACGGTCCGATGTAATCTTTAAATTTTCACCGACTAATAATTCCAACTATTTCACCTCAGTTTTTGCTACAATCGTTTGATGTTTAGCTAAACTTCTATATATTTTGAGCGACAATAGTAGTCTTATCCGCTGTAGTCAGTTATCCTAACATTTCTTCAATTTCGATTCTGTTTATCTGACTAAATATCCAATCAGGTATTAACATAACAAGTGAATTTCCAATTGCCTTGTAACGTGCTGTGTTGGATGCTCCTGGGATATCAGTCCAACCGTCCGGCATGGACATTAAACGCTCGCACTCTATCGGCATAAGTCGTCTGACTGCGTAACCTACCCTAACCGGATTTTGATAGTTAAGCGAATAACCGCCTGTCTGTTTTGATTGCACCGTTCCGTTTAATTCCTCTGTCTCGTAAAGGTTACGGACATCTACGGCACAAACTAAATTATCAACATCAGCACGGTAGGACAGATTGCCTTTTGCGAGCAGAGCATTTGCAGGTTCGGGATATGCGATACACTGTGTCGCTTGATCGGTATCAATCGCCCCAGTCACTGCCCCATAAACAGGATCTTGCCTACCGTTAAACGCTATCAAATGAGCAACTGCATGATCCGCCCGACAATCTAGCGTATAGCACGGGCCATCAGACACACCTAAACCGTTTTGATTCTTATCTCCGCCCATGGTTGCGGATTGGATAACAAAGGTTTGTTGATGAACCCCCGGTTGTGCCGCTAACGCCCCTGCCTTAGTAGCATCTAATGTCGGTGAAATATTTTCTGTTTCTCCGATTGTTCGTGATGCCGCTGAATTTTTACCTATAAATGCCCAAACCCCGCTTGGCTTCTCAACGCCATTTCCAACACTTCCGGCAACTTCTTCCCTCGCTTCTTTGCTCGTCTCAAAATACCCTGACATGCTTTCGCACTCAAATAATATTTCTGGGGCACGTTGGCCTCTAAAATCTGCGACAAGAAAGATTCTCTTACGACGCTGGGCGACTCCCCAATATTGCGCATCACAGACTCGCCAAGCAACACTATACCCATTCCCTCTGACCATTCCAGCGTTTGCCCACTTTCCAGATTGAGGCCTTGGAATTTCGGACGCTGTGATTTCTTCAAGGACTGCCCTAAAATCCTGTCCTGAGTTTGAACTAAATGCCCCGGGCACGTTCTCCCATATTGCGTATCGAGGGTATTTCCCATTTGTCGCCTCCTGCATTTCTCGTATTATCCTTATTGCTTGACTAAACAATCCCGACCTCTCCCCTGCCATGCCCTCACGTTTGCCTGCTATAGATAAGTCCTGACAAGGACTGCCGAAAGTAATTATGTCAACAGGTTCAATTTCCCCCCCATTAATCAGGCAAATGTCGCCCAAGTGCCTCATGTCGGGAAAGTGATGCTGGCTAACCTTTAGCGGAAAAACCTCTATCTCACTCGCCCAAACTGCTTTAATCCCATTCCGTTTTGCTGCCAGAGGAAACATTGCCACTCCGTCAAATAATGATCCAAGTTTTATATCAATCATCCTTTTTATAATAGTAACCCTGGAAGCCATCCGCAGGTGTAGGTAATCCGGGCGCCCAAGATATTTCCCGTCCCATAATCTCGTTAAGCTCTTCCAAGCTGCCCTGCCCGATAGGTACATCACAGACTATTTCGTCATGTACGTGACTAACAATTTTGTAACCTGCGACATCTACCCTGATAAGCGCTTCCGCTAAACAATCCCTAGCAATTGCTTGAATAACATTTTCTACCAATTTCCCGCCGTATGTGTCAACTTTCGTCCATACCTTCTTAACCTGATCCATACCCCAGTATGTTAATTTTGGTCTATTGAACCGCTTATCAGTCTCCACTGCAGCCTTGTAATATGTTAAACGTCTACCAGACGGTAACTTGATAAACAAAATACCCGACTCAAAACTGAAGACTAAACCATACTGCAGTTGTATTATTTTCTTATCATTGACGGCACTTATGGCCGCCTTTTCAACGTCTTTCCACAGTCTCGTTATGGCCGGATTAGCTGCCCGCCATGTACTAACTAATCCTGGTAGTTCTTCCTCTGTCAGTCCCTGCTTCAAAGCTCCCATCGTAACCAGGGCACCAACACCGCCCGCATAACCCAAGGCTAATTCACTTATTTTACCTTTTTGCCTTAAAGGATTAGCTTTGGTAATACTTTCAAGCGGCACTTTGAACATCTGGGATGCACTGGCCTCGTATATCTTGCCGTGAGTGTTGAACACTTCCATGCGCCACTGCTCATTCGCTAACCAAGCTATTACCCTGGCCTCAATAGCTGAGAAGTCACTGACTAAAAATATACAACCGTCAGAAGGGATGAAAGCAGTTCGTATAAGCTGGGATAAGACATTAGGCACACTGTCAAAAAGCATTTTTAAGGTTTCAAAGTCGCCACTCCTGACAATCTGCCGGGCCATGTCAAGATCCTTCATGCTGTTTTTGGGTAAATTTTGAAATTGGACAATTCTTCCAGCCCATCTGCCGGTTCTATTCGCCCCGTAAAACTGAAACAAACCCCTTACTCGTCCGTCGTCCCTTACTGCCCTTACCATAGCATCGTATTTCTTTACTGATGTTTTGGCCATTTCTTGCCTTAGTTCAAGCATTTTTTTAACAGTTTCGTTCTTAGTAGTCTTAATCAGTTCCGCCACAGTTTCTTTATTAAGACTATCAACATCCGTCCAATCCTCGCTGAAAATCCAATCTTTAAGCTGTGCAACACTGTTAGGATTTTGTAGGCCCGTCAGCTTTTTTGCTTCTTCAGTTTTCCGCTGCTGGAATTCCAAGTCACAAGCTATAGCGTTATTGACAAGCTGGGTATCAATACGAATCCCGGTATCGTTAATCTTTTGGTCAAGGCACCAGAGTTTATGTTCTGCAGCAGGGACGGGATACTTTTCAAGCCTTTTTCTGATATCCCGCTCTACAACAACGTCCTGCCTGCAGTATTCTTTAAACTGTTCCCACTTCTCAGGTGCATGTTCCGGCAGGTTCCTTGTACGCATCCCGTTGGCTTTGGTAGGCTTGCACGGTTGGCAGAAGTAGCGAATCAGCGCCTTGCCTGACGTATCTTTTTGCTGCTCCATGCCTAACACTTTTGCCACAGCATCCAGGTTTCCAGGCAATCCAAGCGTTAAGGCATGAACTGCAGTACATTTCCACTGGCCAATAGGTAGTTTCTCGTCAGAGTATTTATTAAGGTGTCTATCGATACAAAGTCTTTCAAAATTTGCATTATAAGCTGTTTTAGTGGCTGTGTAGTGCCAAAGATAGTTTTCAACTTCCAAAGGTATAAATTCACCGTTTGCCAAATCTACGACAGTAACAGGGTTATCATCGAACGCATACCCGAACAATAATATTTCAAAATCCGGCGACGCTACATATTTGTAAGCGCCGCACGTTTTTATATCAACATCACTAAATGTTTCCAAGTCTATACTGAGAATAGTCATTTAATCACCTCGTATTACAACCATAGGAACCTGGTAAGCGTTGTCTCAGCTCAAATCTCCCAAAATATATCCCGCTGCATAAAGATCCGCTACATTCGTTTGCGGCAAATAATGTTATTATTTTATTAGTGTCTTTTTTGCTATACGGTTTTTTATCGATGATGTCGTATATTGTAATTTCCCCAATATCTAACAAAGATCCACATCTAGTACAGCTAAAAGTTTTAGTGTGCCTTTCTTTCTTACCGAAAGGAAATAAATAAAAGCACCCAGGGCATTTAAATACTGACGTGGTATTTAATGTACGTGATAATTTTTTATTTCTCCTTCGTCTGGCTTTAGCATCCGGCGAGATATGAGACCACCTCAACTTACTATAGATTTTATAGTGATTCGTACCACAACCATCAGATGTGCCCAAACCTATATCGACGATAACTATTTAATCTATTTATAATTAACTGTACAGCCACACACCCATACAAACCTATAACTTAAGTTTAAGTTCGGGCCTTTCTCGATACGTTCTTTAGTCATAGGTTTTTTACAATCAGGGCAAACCGTTTTATTGCTATCATTTTTAGCTTTTTCTAAAAGTTCATCTAAACTGAGCAGCATTCTTGCTTCAGCAGCATTGATAATATCAGAGTTTTTCAGTCCAATTATCTCTGTGGATGTCAAATTTAATCACCAACCAATTTTTCAATGATTTCTTTCGCTCTGTATAAACCGAAGGTCTTATCTGAGTAAGCGTGATACTCTAAATATTCAATCTCACGGTCAATCAAATCCAATATCCGCTCTCGCTCATTCAGCGC